CGAACGTCTCATGCACAAAAACTACCGGCCCGCCGAGTACAACGATGTCATTCACTAAACTTCCAGGTCGCTCCCCTTGCGGGGAGCGTGGATTGAAACGACTAGAACACATGAGCCAACCCTGGTCCCGCCAAGTCAACGAACCCGCCCGATGGTACGCCCGTTTTGAGACGTACCGTTTGCTGGGGCCGACACGCACGCTTGAGGAGGCGTTCCGTGTTGCCGCCAATGCGGGACTTACGGACGAGCGGTATGGCGGGAGCTCTCCTCGTCCAGGGCAGGCGTGGTACAACGCAGCGCGCAAGTGGCAGTGGCAGGAGCGCGCCGAGGCCTGGGACGAGGTGGAGCGTGCTCGGCTGCGGGCGTCTGAGGAGGCGCGGCGTTACGACGCCCACGAGAAGCGGGTGGGTTTGATCGCCAGGATTCTCGGGACGGTGGCGGATTTGCTGCTGCTGGTCGATCTGCGCGCGATGAGTAGGGACGAGGTGCTTGCTCACCTACCGACTCTGCGTCTTCTGTTCAGAGACCTGTTGCAGGCGGAGCGGTTGGAGTTGGGGCTGCCGGTGACGCTGGATGGCGGCGAGTCCGGCCAGGGTGAGCCGCTGTTGACGGCTGACGACCTGCTGGCGGCTGCACAGGAGCTTGAGTCTTTTCGGCTGGCGCTGACCGCTGACTATCCGGGGAAGAGCGATGAACCGGCCACGGGTTGATTTCCTGATGTGCGCTGCGTCGCCTGCGTACTTCGTGGCGAGCCATGTGTGGATTTACAACGCTACGGACAGTGGGTGGGTGCGGTTTGCGTTGTGGCCTGCGCAGGTGGAAACGCTGGGGGTGATGGGCGACTCGTCGAAGCTGGTGGTGCTGAAGGCGCGGCAGTTGGGGCTATCGTGGCTCTCGTTGGCGTATGCGCTGTGGCTGCTGATTTTCCGGGCGCCGGCGACGGTGCTGCTTTTCAGTCAGAAAGAGGATGAGGCGGTCGAACTGCTCAACCGGCTGCGGGGGATGTACGTTCGACTGCCGTCTCACCTACGCGCTCGTACCCTACCCCGCGATGCGGCTAAGACGTTCGAGCTTTCGACGGGCAGCAGGGCGCTGGCCTTCAGCACGAACGGGGGACGTTCGTACACGGGCACGTTGGCAATCGTAGACGAGGCGGACTTTGTGCCGGACCTCAACAGTTTCATCAACGCGGTGAAGCCGACGATTGACGCAGGAGGGCAACTCTTTCTGATCAGCACGTCGGACAAGCGTCAGCCGATGTCTACGTTCAAGAGTTTGTATCGGGCTGCGGTGGCGGGTGTAGGCGAATACCGCCACATCTTCCTCCCCTGGCACGCCCGCCCCGACCGCGATGCCGCCTGGCACGACCGCACCCGCGCCGAAATGTTCGCCCAACGCGGCACAGACGACGACTTCTTCGCCGAGTACCCCGCCACACCCGAAGAAGCCCTGGCCCCAGAAAGCCTCGACCGCCGCATCCCCTACCACTGGATCGAACCCGTCTTCCTGCCGGCCCAGCCCAATCGCACCTGGCCCCATCTGCCGCCCCTACCCGGCTTGCAATCGTACACCGCACCCTTGCCCGGCACGCGCTACGTGATCGGCGCCGACCCCGCCGAAGGCAACCCCAACTCCGATGACTCCGCCGCCACCGTACTTAACGCCTACACCGGAAAGGAAGCCGCCAGCCTCAGAGGAAAGATCGAACCCACCGTCTTCGCCGCCTACCTCGACACTCTCGCCGCCTACTACAACCACGCCGGCATCATGATCGAGCGCAACAACCACGGCCACACCGTTATCGCCGCCCTCCAACAGTCCGCCCAGCACAAACTCCTGTCCGGCTACGACGGCAAACCCGGCTGGCTCTCCAACCTCAAGGGCAAGGTCATTCTCTATAACCACACCGCCGACATCATCCGTGACCAACTCTGTACCCTGCGCACACCCGAACTCGCCGCCCAGCTCGCATCCATCGAAGCCTCCACCCTGCGCGCACCTGAGGGTCTACACGACGACCTCGCCGACAGCTTCGCCCTCGCCGTCGCCGGCAGCCTTGACCCTACTCTGCACGCCAAACCCAGCCGCCACATAGCGCCCACCGACCCCCTAGCCGGCGTAGACAAGGACTCTTGGAAATGAACCCAACCCAACGTCTCGCAGCATGGCTCAACCGCATCACCGGCCTATCCGCCGTCACCCCCGTCCCCGTCGGCCTACCCAACGACGGCCTCGTCCTTCGGCCCGCCGGCTCTCCGCTCGACAAGGATTGGTCAACCCTCTTCGCCGAACTCAACGACGCCCGCGAAGCCTGGCGCTCTAACCCCCTGGCCCGCCGTCTGATCGGACTGATCACGTCCTACACCGTCGGCCACGGCATCACCCTCACCACCGCCTACCCGCCCCTGCAAAAGTTCATCGACGAATTCTGGCAGGCCAACACCATGCCCCTACGCATTGACGAATGGAGCGACGAACTCGCCCGCTCCGGCGAACTCTTCCCCATCCTCTTCACCAACCCCATCTCCGGCATGTCCGCCGTGCGCACTGTGCCCGCCTCCATGATTGAAGCCATCGAATACGATGACGAAGACTACGAGACCGAGCTGCGCTATAAAGAAACCATGCCCATCGGCACCAAGGAAAAGTGGTGGATGTCGCCGCTCCATCCATCCGCCTCCCCCGCCGAACCGGTCATGCTGCACTTCGCCGTCAACCGCCCCACGGGCGCCATCCGCGGTGAGTCCGACCTAGCCCCCATCCTCCCCTGGCTCCGCCGCTATTCCCGCTGGCTCGAAGACCGCGTCCGCCTCAACGCCGCTATGCGCAGCTTCTTGTGGATCGTCCACGCCCCCGCCCGCCTACGAGCCGAACTACAAGAACGCTACCGCGCCGCACCTGAACCCGGCAGCGTCATCATCGCAGAGCAGGAAGCCGAAACCTGGGAAGCCATCACCCCCAACCTACACGCCGCCGACGCAGAGAAGGACGGTCGCGCCATCCGCTGGATGATCGTGGCAGGCGGGCCAGGAACCGCGCTGCTGGACATCGGCGAAGGCGAAGACTCCAACCTCGCCACCGGCCAAGCTATGTCAGAGCAGCGCCGCCGCTTCCTGCGCCGCCGCCAGTCCTATCTCGCCTACATCCTCACTGAACTCATCCTCCTCGCCTGGCAACGCTCCATGCCCACACGCACCACCCACCGCCGCCCTATCACCACCACCGACCTTCACGCCGTCGTCCCCGACATCAGCCCCGAGGACAACACCGACCTAGCCCAAGCCGCCGCCCAACTCACCGGCGCTCTTACCCAACTCGCTGCACTAACCGGAGCAGGACCCGCCTATCGCAAGACCGCCCTACGCATGTTCGCCAAGTTCGCCGGCGAGACCCTAACCGAATCCGAAATCGATTCTATCCTCGCCGAAGGAGAATCCGACCTTGAATCACAACACCAAGAGGCCATACAACAACATGCAAATCAAATCACCCGGCCGCCTTCTGCAAACGCCACCACTGCCGGCCTACGTCCTGGCCGCTTGGCCGTTCGAACGCCGCAAAGCCCTTAAGCAACAGTTCAAGAACGGAGAACTAACCGAACTCGAATTCGACGCAGTCGTCTATCACCACGGCCCCAACAGCAACCACGTCATCTTCCGCGACGAAGAACTTGAAGCCTTCGCCGCCAGCTTCACCGACGTCCCCTTCCTGCGCAACCACGATGTAGACGACGTTGCCAGCCGCGACGGAACCGTCATCGCCTCCCGCATGGAAGGCCCCGACATGCTACAGACCATCCGCCTCACCACAGATCGCGGTATCAAGGACTTCCTCGACGGCATCATCGACCGCTTCTCCATCTCCTGGTACTGGTCGTCAATCGAATGTTCCATCTGCCACGACAATTGGCTCCTCTGCGAACACCAACCCGGCCAGGCCTACCCAGAAACCGGCTCCACTGAACCCTGTAGCCTCATCTTCAACAAGCCACGCGGCAAGGAAACATCCGCCGTCAACGCACCCGCCGTACCCGACACACACATCTTGGCAGCACTAGCACAACTCAAGGA